TTTATGATAATTCAATTCACGGTTGCCTTTTCCGTCACCATCAGGCATACCTTTATCATTCGAACATGCTGGACAGTCAAAACTTATCTGACCAGTGCTTTCGTTATGTTTTCGGATGTCACCAAGGAAGCTTTCTAATATACTCGCAATATACGCCACAAGACAAAGTTACGAAAAAAAATGCTATAAAGCAAAAAATCTGGGAAAACCCAGATTCTTTTAGTTTAATTTATTTCCATAACCCATTCATTCTCATATATCCCATAACGGCTGTGTATGCGTCGGTCATATCAAAATTTTCTTTGGTTAGTTTGTTCTTTTTATCGTAAAACCACGTAATTTGTGGCTCAAGGTCGGCTACCATTTCCCAAATAACCATCTTTTTGTCGACATCATTATCATATGCACCAAACAGAGTTGGTTTAGATTTTTTAATGTCTTTCTCGGTTTTTGGTGTCCCGTCTTTTTTAACGGTTCTAATACCCATTAACTGTGGAAAACCATATTTCCTCGCATCGTATGAAGAAATAAATTCAGGTACTATGCCAATCGTTTCATAAACAGACCGTGCTATCATTCCATTAAAACGCAATAAAGTCGCAACGGTGTTTACGTTATTTGATTGTAGAAGGGGTTCCTCAATGATTACTCTTGTAATACCTACATCAGCATAATCATTCAAAAATTCCTTTTCAAAGATTCTAGCTTTCTCAAAAAGCTCTTCCATCTTGTTTTCTGGCTCAGGTTTAACTTTAGGGCTAACGTATTTAAGTAATTTTAAATCACCAGTTCCATTGTTTTCCTCAAACAATGCAATCCCTATGGTTTTGGTTGAAACGTCAAGGCCAAGAATTAAATTACTAGTTTTATCCATGGTTTTTAGCTAATTATAAGGGTTAAGTTTAAAAACTAAATAGTTTACAAACTAATTTTAATACCCAAGGCTAAAAATTCATTAACATTTAATTCTACTTGTCTATCCATTTTAGCAATGGCGATTAAATCCCCCTCCGCATCGTATAAACCAATCTCAGTTATTCTTGGCGTGTCAACAGCTGTAAATGTTGGATTTGTGGATTTTCCAAATTCACCCCTGTTTATAATACATGTGATATTTTGTGTCACTAACGTAGACACACTATTAAATACCGCTGTTGTTGCAGTTGAAGTAAGGTTAAACCAAGACACAAATGTTGGATGTGTGAGTACAACCAAACCTTTATCTAAATATGCTATACCAACTGGTTCATCAGCATATTGATTCATATTTGTGTCAGTCGTTAAATTATATGGTTGTTTATTATTTAAGCTGAATGGTTTTGTAGTATTCCAACCACTAGCCCAACTAAGACTACCGTCACCATTTGGTCTTTTAATGTCATCACAGAATAACAACGCAACGTTATCACCCAAGAAGTTTGTTGTTGGCGCTTTGTCGGATATATATCCGTCAAGTACCTTTAATTGTTGACCAGAATTTTGGAATGTTGAATAAATATTGTATGTATCAAGATAAGTCTGGATAGTAAGTTTTATCGTTTTACCATCTAAAACTTCACCATATCTTGAATTGTCTATACCGATAACAACAATATCGTTTGTTGCTAATCCACTTAATGCTGTGTCTAAATAACCACCTTGGCTAAATGTAGTACCAGTGAATTTAAATTTATCATTAGCTGTTATCGGAAGATTAAAACTATAAAATAAGTTTGTTAATGGGTCAGTATTTGTATTTGCTTGGCTAATTAATTTTTGGGATATATTTGTTGTGGTAGCTGTTGCTATACCAATTTGACTAGTTGATATAACAATTTCAGATGATTGCGGTTCAACCGACTTTCTTGTTGCACCAGTACCATTAACTAATAATAAGCTTTTAATTGATACATTTTCACCAACACTATTTGTTGTGGTGTTTGATGGGCCAATAGTACCACCATTTGCTGGAACTTGACCGCTTGTTAATGGTAATGGACAATAGTAATTCGCATCTGAGTCACCAAGACTAAATGATGTCACCAAATTATTATTGGTTTGTATTAACTTCTTTCTACCAAGTGGTGTTAACTTAGCTGTAAGTGTTGTAGTATTTGCTGTGTTTATATATCCCATTTTAGTTTAAATTAAAAGTCCATTGACAACTCTAACATTATTGTATTACCAGTTGTTAAAACCACTGGCTGACTTAGTTTACCAATTACCACCATATCCCCATTTGTATCGTAAATGGCAACTTCAGTTACCCTTATATCTGGTGGGTTGGTTGATGGTTGTAAGCTTCTTGTTGGGTTAGTTGTTCTGTTAAAATCAGATGAATTTACCCTTACATCAAATATTGTTTTGAATATTGTTGCACCAATATAGGTTTCCAAATTACCATAGAAAAATCTTTCATCACCAAACTGAAGAATATCTGAATTAGTATTTGGTGCCATTGATAATGGAAGTGTTATATCGTATGTTGTTGCAGCAGAATTAATCACCGTACTTAAAATAAAGCCCACTTGACCATCACAAAGGCTTGATGAATATGGGTTTTGATTTTCCAGTGCTAGTGGGTCAATGGTTTCACCAACGTTGGTTGTTAAACCAGTTGATGTAAAATCATATGCTTTCCAAGAACCTGGGTCTGGCCTATCATTAATATTATCAACAATTTGATAAAGAACCTTAAAATTAGTTGCGTAGAATCCCAAACCATCATACAAAATACTCTCTTTCTTTCTCATGTATGGTAATTGGTCAATATCACTTATCTTAAATCCAACATCTTTCGTGGATGATGTTGTGTTTGTTATTTTGATATATGACTGACATGGCAATGTTTCTGTTAAACCAGTACCGCTTGTATTATCTAAAGCGTAAGTTATGTACATTGTTTTGTTTATATCCAATAAACCAGCAGATGTGCCACCAGTTGCGCTTATTAATTGAGCCGATAATTGTGGTAATGTCCAGTTTCTGTTTGATTTGTATGACATTGCAGCAACAATTTCATCGTCATGGATAACAACCATTTTAAGTTGTGGTAATACCTTACCAACTACTTTAGGTGTTGTAACATACGCCACATCTTCATATAAATCGTAATATTCAATATTGCTATTACCAATAACTTTAGATGTTCCACTAGCTGTAAACTTCATACCCATTTGTGTACCTTGTCCAGTAGCATAATTGCGTCTATGATACATGATATCTGGAATAGTAATACTTAATGTCTTACCATTTATTGTATCAATATAAAAGAATTCTCCATATAAATTTGATATTGTATTGTTGGTATAATGCAATAACGATAGAGATTTACTTACTGTATCGTCATAACTAAATCCAATCCCATTACATTCAGCCGCAGGCTCTGCAATATCAGTAGCACATAAGTACTCTAAATAAGGATTTTTAGTCCCCAAATAATCATATGAACCAAATTTGGTATAATTCTCATAAAGATTTGTTGTGGAAAGGCCAGTTACACCAGCTAAGTTTTCACACCAAACATTATTCATATTCCAAACTTTAACATCATCACAAGTTATGTTTGTTGCAGAATCAAAGGAAAGTGTTCCCGAATCCCAATAAGCAGTTGATGTGTCATATCCAAATGAATCGGCTACTTCACCACCTCGATAAACGTAAACAAACGAAGTACTACCAGTTTGGTCTGAAAGGTTTGGTAGTTCCCTGTCAACAGTAATGGCGGTTCCACCAGTTGTTGTTGCTGTCGCTTGTATTTTATACCAAAGATTTGGTACAGCCCAAGTATTTTCTAATATTGTCGCACCAGTAGTTGTATAGTCGTTGATAGCTTTAAGTCTTATAAAATTACCAACATTTGCTGTAATTGCAGATGAGATATAGATAATCGTACCACCAGTTATTTTTGTGTCAAGAACAGAACCTAAACCATTCATATAGGTGTCGCCTGTCATGGTAATGTTGGTTCCGCTAAAAAATCCTCTTTCTGTTGCCAAGTTATTAACAACAGCCTTAACAACACTAATGTTAGCTGGTGTAAGGGTGTTTAAATTGTTGGCGCTTTGGGTTGTAATAAAGGATTTGATATTTGGTTGTCTATCAAATGGTCTAAAAACCTTACTTGAGCCAGATAAAACTGGGTCAGATTGGTTGGCATCGACCACGGCCTCTCTGTCATAGTTTATTTCAGAGTCACCAATTGCCCAATAACCAAAATTTAATTGGCCTTTGGCAAGATTTTCACGACCTTTTTCAGTTAGTTTGATACTAACAAACGGACTGGTACTTTTAATAATATAGCTCATAACCTATAAATATGTTTGTTTTTCTTTTTATTTTACTTATAAATAGCCAATTGTAAACAATTAATATGAATTTATGGCATTTGATTGAATCACTACAGGAACCGTTTCGCTATACGCAATACTTTGAATTGGGTCCCCACAAATAGACTCGTAATTTTTAGTGTTTTTTACCCTATAATACAATTTTGTTCCCACATCTCCAGTTATCGTCAAAATACCACCATAACTTGTTACATTTATTTCATATGGTACAACACTTGATACTGTAAAACTTGAGAAGTTAACATCAGAACTTAACTGAAGGCTAAATTCACCATTTTTTAAGGCTGGCCCATTCTCAATATACCATCCAATGTAATTGTTTGATTGAGTAATTCCATTAATTACGATGGTTTTTGGGTAAAAAATAATATTTATGATGTCACCAACCATTAATGAACCAGTCAAAATAATTCTATTTGGGTTAGATGTTGATTGATAGTAGTCGATACCATCAGCCAATGTTACACCATTTAAAATAACCATGATTTTGGTCAATCTTAATGGTTCATTGGTGGTATAAACCTCGTATTTTCCCGTCGTTGTGTTATAAAAATATTTACTACTTCCTTGTGTATCGGTGGCACCACTTGGTATAGCGGTATCAATCAATATCGTGTTAGATATTAACTTTGTTGATGTTGTTCTTGTATAATATATTGTTATTATGTCCTCATTAGCCACCGTTCCAATGAATGTAAGAACCCGTCCACTCAATGTATAGTCAATATCTTTTGCAAGTGTTAGACCATTAAGTGTAACTAATACATCACCCACATATTCATTTGTCAAAACAAATGTACTACCTGTTCTTTCGTATAATTCTGGAGTTTCTGATTCAGCTGGTATATTACCTTCTTGTGAAAAATCTACAAGAATCACTTGTTGATATATACTAACAGGGGAATATGTTGCTTCATCACTACCACTACCAGTAAATTCTGGTTTTTCGGCTTCTCTAATTGCAACAAAATAGTAGTCCAACTCTGGAACATAAGTGCCATAAATTTCACCTGTTTTATATACACTAGTATCAAACTTCTTACCCAATCTCCTCATGAAATCTGTACACGCTTCGGTTTCAAAATAGCCCTTCACAATGTAATCACCATCAAGACCTAAACTATCTGTTGGAATTGCAACATTAATTTCATTTGTTGCACTAAAACTTGAATATGGGAACAGTTCACTTTTATATACCGCTGGAAGTTTAAATACACGGCTTTTTGGGAGGTATCTATAAACTTCATACTTAAATGATGTGTTTTCATCAAATGTATTGGTGTTACCAGTAAAATTAAATGTAAACGGAATTGATGACTGGCTTTGGCTTAAAGTATAAACTCCTGTGCTAGTATTATCAATGTATGGGAATGTATTATCACATACAACAACACAGTTATCTAAACAATCACTACATCCACTTGTAATACCTGTTGTTATTATTTCTAAGCATCTATATGGTACTGAACACGTATCTAATGCATATCCTGATGGACATAAGTATCCAAATGTTTCACCCAATTGCCAATCTAATCCAACAAATTCTTTTGTTGAAAAAATCAAACCAGTTTGACCAGTTGTTGTAGCGGCTGTTAATGCAGCATAGCTTGATGGGAAATAAACTTCCGCACCAAATGCTGATGCTGAACCAGTATTTATTCCTTCCATCTCAATGATGTTAAAACCAGAATTAAATTGTACTGGAAATACGCTCCACTTTCTAAAATTGTCTGGTGAACTACCAGTAAAATTAATTATTAGGTCACCATTTATTTTAACCCTAGCATTGTTATCAGCTGCAACACCAACATAATATGTTCCAGCTGAGATAATATCAATACACTTAGAAAATCCAAGCCATTGAGCCGTATCAGCGCTAAGTCCGACATTGTTTAGTCGCCCAGCGGTTGTTGTTCCGCTAGGGTTACCCCAAAATGTGTTTCCAGTTGAAACAATGTTTAATGGTGATATTACAGTACCTAATTGGTCAACTAAATCTTGAAAATCGCCTACATAATATACTGGTAAATTTGAATTACTTTGTATATTTGGGTAAAAATACGTTCCATATGCAGAATATGCTGTATTGGTATTTCCTGAAATTATTGGTAAACCAGTGCCAGAAAATGTTGCACCAGTAACATTTATTTCTTGACAAGCATCGTTTGCTGGTGTTGCACTAAATCCAATAGGGCAACCATATGGTTTTGAATAAATTGAAACACAAATGTCAAGCTCTAGTTCTTTTACACCATAAGGTTTAAATATTGTAAATGTTGACCCGCTTCTTGAGTATGTGTAACCTAAATCACGTAAGTTTAATGTTATTGAATTCAATAAGTCTGCTTGTGTTGGGTTATCATTTAAAGTTGTTGTTGTGTAAAAATTATTGGTTGATACCAATTCGGTGTCAGCATAGAATTTTGTTTCCCATGTTGTTGCACTATAACAATTTGTAAATGCTGTGGTGTAACAAGTTGCGGTTACAGCTGAGAAAATAGCATCTAATGAGATATCGCTAGGGTCACATTCAACGCTATCACATTGTACCTTTGTAGCACCACTTAAATCAAATGTTGGTGACTTAAAAATACAAATATCTGAACTCATGTTTACATTCAGGATATCTTTATTTCTAACCCCACGATTATCATTTTGTATGTATATTCTTTCTTGGTATCTCATTAGTATGATATTTCTAGTGTTATTGTTGGTAAGTTATACTGATTTTTAAGACCAAACGCTAGCGGTTTTTGTAATATTTGTACATAATCAACTTGTGTGAAATTTTGCAAATACGCAGTAAACCCATCCATGTTGATGTAGTCTTCGAACTGTATTTGACCAGACACCGTACCCAAAAGGGTAACACTCCCCGTAAAATTGTCTAAGATACTACCTGTAATATTTTTAACTAGTTTTGGCATATACTATATAATTATTTTGTTTCTTTAAAACGATTTAATTGAAATACTCGCTGTCGCTGTACAACAACCATCAGTTACAGTAACGGTATAAAGACCATTTACTGTAGCCGTAACTGATGATGAACTTGATTCTTCAGTTGGTGTTACCCATACATACGTTACATTTCCAGTATAATTTGACGCCACGGCCAATAATGTTCCATCAATAGGTATATTATCTTGTATTTCAACAGTCAACTCACATGCTGAAATATCATCATCAGAACATGGTGAACTGTTTTTACCAATAACTTTTACCGTACCAATAAACTCAGAACCACTATTCATTTGTGTCAAATATGTCATGCTATATGTTTGTTGGTTAAACTGTGGAAGAGTATTTGTATCGCCGCTAATTACACTTGTTACAATCTCAACATCACATGTTGCTCCAGTTGCTGGGCTTAACACTTGTAAAAATACTGGTGTACCAAAGAAACTTGTGTAAGCTTTATACTTATGTTTTTGCTCATCAAACATTGTGTTTGTATAGATTCTTGTGGACCCCCAAATTGTAGTTGCTGGAATCACTTGTTCAATCAAGTCAACCCAATAATTACCAATCAAGTTTCCAAATTTTTCCATACTGTAATAATCAAAAGCCGCACTCTTTGTATTACAAAACGCCAAACTGTTCATATACCTATCATATAATAATCTAAGTGTTGCATATGTTGAAATTGTCTTTCTATTTTTAGCATCAATTAATTGTGATGTTGTATAATATTGAAAGTCTTCTATTGTTGTCACAGCACTTAGCGGTTGTGTAAATAATCTTTCTATATCAATATTAGCATCACCACAATATTCACTACAACAGTAAGTTTTAGGTGAGCATGTATTTGGTGCGGTGATACCTGTAACCGTTCCGCTTATTGTTATTGCACTAAGAATTGGGCACGTAGTTGCTGATGTAATCGTAAATGCACTAACCGTATCTGGTATCTCAATTACATTAACATTAATTGGTTGTTTTTGAATTCTGACACAACTTGGTGTTCCACAATTACTAAATACAAAACCAGCTGGGCATGAGTATCCAATTCCGTCACCTGTGTCAAATCTAGTTCCAACTCTTTGTGTTGTTGAAAACAATACATTTGCTTCAGTTAAACCCGTTGATGTCGCCCCTGTTAATGTTGCAAAATCTATTGGGTAATAAACTTCTGCCGCAAAAGCAGAATCAACGCCAGCATCAAGACCCTGCATTTCGATAATGTTTACCCCAGAATTAAATTGTACTGGGAATACACTCCATTTTCTAAAATTTTCTACTAAATTTTGATTAAAATTGGCTACTAAAACACCATTTACAAAAAATCTTGCTTGGTTGTCAGCTGCAATACCTAGATAATATGTACCACCAGAAACTATATCAATACATTGCGTAAATCCAGCCCACGTATCTCTTATTGCAAGAATACCAATATTATTTAACCTACCATTTGATGATGACCCCAGAGACGCCCAAAATGAATTTGAGTTATTTACTGCTATTGGTACCACAACATTGCCTTGCCCATCGATTAATTGTCCATCACTTCTATATGTATATGGTAACACTGGGTTACCAGAACTTATATTTGTTACTTCAGGGTAGAAGTAAGCACCTAACACAGAGTAATTTGCCCCGTTTTTATCACCATTGCTAATAATAGGACCAAGATTTGTTGGTGATGTCGCAGCTTGTGTAATTATTGACTGGCATTGGTCGTTAGCTGGTGTTGCACTAAATCCAATTGGACATGTATATGCTGTTACCGCTGGATATGAAGTGGTTATTGATGAAAAAACATCTACCGTACAAGCGGTATAAACAACTACTTGCTGTGTTTCTGATGTAATTGTTATCGAAACACCTGACGTTGTTTGGTATGCATCCTTAACACATGTTGTTGTACCAATTGTGGTACCTGTCAAAATACATGGATTATCTGAAATGTAGCACCAAATATCTGTTTCAACAGCAGATGCAATATCTATATCCAAATCAATTTCCTTTGTATTTAAAACCTGTCTTTCAGATTCAAGATAATAATCTGTATATCTAATTGGTTGTGTCCCGTCAGCTTTAGTTATTGAAAATTCCCTGTGGGTTGTTTCCGTAACCGTTACCCAAGATTTTTTATTGTCAATAATTCTATCAAGCTCAAATCCTGGTGATTTTGTAACAAATATATCATCCTTTAACTTTTTAGAGCATTTCTTATTAAGTTTTATATTATCAACAAGAACACACATATCAATACAAAACCCACTAATTTTAATAGACAATTTAATCTTTTCGTCTGTAATACCAGATAAAATTGATTCATCGGTTATTTCTGTTGTATATGTTAACCAATCTGATGCAAAGGCATTGAGTGGGATTGTTGGATGGGTCAATAAAATTTGTTCGGCAAATGTCGCACAATTAGACCTAGGTACAAAAACATCATCACCCAAATCTAGTTCATTACAACCCTGAATTGAATCATTTACTTGGCAAATATAAAAACCTGTATTTCCGCTATTATCTTGTAGATATGATAGTAAGTTTCCGTTACCTATCGGTGGGAAGAATTCATCGCTAAAGACTGGTGTTGTTGTTACGCCATATGGTGTTACAACAATTTTATCAATTGACATGCTAGCACCCAAACGTTCAAATACTGAATCTAATGTTGTACATGTTGAATCATATGTACCATTTATAAAACTAGATAATACATCACAATCAAATTTGAATAAATAATCAAACTTAACTTCTAATGAACAAGATTCATCCACAACTTCTGAAAAAATTGCACCATCATTACCTTTTGGGTTTAACACCAAATTAAATGGTAATGAGTAATCACACCCATCAATTACTTTACCATAAAAACATTTTTGTGAATTAACATCAAACGTACCGCCAATGTTTTCACAGCATGGTTTTGTTAAATGGTATGGAATTTCCACCCCAGTTAGTATTGAATACGCACTGATTGTACCATCTGGGTTATGGTAAATATGTAATTGGTCAGTATTTAAACAAGTTGTGCCAGTCATTTTATCCTGTATAGTTAATTATTATGCTTCCATTGATACCTGTCCATGAAAGTATGCTATCACCTCCTGTAATCTGAATGGTTGCAGCTATACCGTTACATGTTGCAGATGTTATTATTGCGCCTTGAACCAATAACGTTACATTCGCATTTACCGCTGGTAAATCGGGGTTAACATTTGCAATATATGGTTGATATTGTCCATCATAAGGAACTGTAGCGTTTTGATTATTATTCCTAAACGTGAATCTTAATCCAGTTGATGCTAAATTCGGATTCGTACTTATCAGTGTATATGACGAACCAAGTGGTGGGTCAGATGTGTCTTCTGAAATATCTACCACTAAGTATAAATTCGTAGGTGCCCCAATTGGTGCATATGTAAATTGACCAGTGAAATATGGTTGACCATATAGCGTCTGTTGTATAACTGTAAGCTGATTTAGCTGGCCAAAAACATTTTGCATAAATGTGTTGTTATCATACTCAACGTTACTTACCATGTAGTACATTCTATGTCCTAATGCTGGGTCAAAAGCTTTAGTTGCTTGTGATGACACCATTAAATTCTTAGGTGTTTCAATTCTAAGTATATCCCCAGTCATTGGTGACGGAACAGATACATAGCCATAATAAAACCCATCTGACAATATACTATTAGGTGTCGCCGATAATGGGAAGTTTACATTTACAAAATCACCACCAATATTAGAATTGTTTAGGTCACTGAAAGAAAAACTATTTAATCTTTCACCTACTTGTGAACCATTATTGATTACAACACCAAATATTTTAGCTTGTACTGGTGGAACATAAACCGCACTACAACCAATCTGACCTTGTGACCTTTTAAGGTATGTTTGATATATTACGGAAGATTGTAAATCAACATCAGTTTGACCAGATGTGGTTAGTTGACAAGCATATCCAACATCAGTTGTTGATGCTGAAATGTACACTGGTGTTGTATAGTTTGGTATACAATGACAACCATCTTGTGATGTCAAAACCTTAGTTCCATTTTCTTTTTCAAATTGAAGGTAGTTAAACCCACTAAATGTCACCCACCTTGGTGTTGCAAGCTTCCATTTACATGTAACATAACAACCACACGTATTTAATTTAGAATTACAACAAATATATCCACTATTTTGTAAAATGAATGGGCTGGTATTTGTTCCATTTCCACTATATTGGTCATAATAGTATGGTATCATACCACTTTTGTTACAACATTCAATATCTACGAATTGTGACGTATAGTATACTGGGTTACCACTAATAGTAAATATAGTTCCATTGTAATTGTATTGATAATACTGATACACCGAATACTGATATTCATCATTAAAGGTTGAACTCGCAATATCGGCACTACAATCACTTGGTGAAGGTTCTTTTTTATCAACACAAATACTCATTGACCTAAGATTTTCTGGTATATCACAACCACAATCCGTTTCATCTTGTCTGTGTTTAGGGTCCTCAATTGTTGTTGCACTAACAACAAAACAATCGGAAAAATCAATTCCATCTTCAGTTGTAATATCAACATACGTATTACCACTATATTGGTTAAAAGTACCCAATTTATAGTTTGTAAATATATTTGTTAGTGTATTTGTTGATGTCGTTGACGTTACTGTTACAGCTGAAAAATCTGGTATAAGCTCCCTGAACTGATTAATATACTTATAACCACCATCATATGGGCCAACGTGTGGATTGTTGCCAGTTGTTATGTCTATTGTTGACTCATCGCCACCAGTTTGTCTATACCATAAACCATTATTTTGAAAATACATTGTTGGTGTATTAGGTAATGGTAGTGGATATCCATCGTTACCGATTGGGTATGTTGATATGTCTTGTGATAAACCATTTAATGCTAAAACAGATTGGAATAAATCAATATCAATCTTGTTTTCGGCTAAATAGATGTACTCATTGAATTTGATTAACCCAAGTGGGGTTCCAATAAATTTGAATAAGAATTCAATACTTTTTCTTGTTCCTTTAGACTTCCAAATCCATGGGGTATTTAAAATTATTCTTCTCCAAAGCTCAATATCCGCTTCAACAGCGGTGTAACCAACACTATGTCCTTCATAAGTTGATTTATTTGGTTGTATATAACTCTTTAATAAATTATTTTCAAGAACCGATGATATTAAATCCCAACCTAAAACTCTAGCCAAATTTTTAATATAAATGTCTGGCATATTATTGAGTTTATCGTAGCTAACAACATTGGCAAATTGAATACCCAGAATGTATTTGTTTAATTCGTCATATTCGGCACCATAAATCATCAGCGTTTTGTTCATCTTTTGGTCTGACGTGTCTTGGTCTTGTGGACTAAGGTGTACGGCAGTTGTGTCAAAATCGGTGATTGATTCGGTCACTAAAAACCTAACCATTAAATTACTAGTGGTTAAGTCATAGTTGGTTGTCAACTCTAAAAGTCTACTAGCAAATGCATCGTATTCGTCTGTATCAAAATCAATATTATAACCATCTGTCGCTGGCCATGTTAATGTCTCAGTTATATAGATGATTCCACCGCTATCAGCTTGCTCTGTAAATTTAAAGGTTGATGTATATTTTGGTGTTGAGAATCGGTTTAATAGGTAATACTCAAACTCTGGTAATGAATTAAAGAATAAATTCTCCTTATCAGCATTTGGTTTTACATAATATGTCAAATAAGCATTTGTTGTACTAGAAAATGCATCCCCCTTAACCTTAAAGTACATATAATCATTAAGCGTTGTTGTTGAGCCAGTAAAGCCTAAAACACCATATTCTGACCCATTAACAAGAATGGCATAAGATTGATAATTAAGGTTTAAATTTCTTAATGTGTTGTCTTGGGCATCAACACTAATGTTTAATGTATTAATACCAAATCTATTAGTCACAACATTAGTATTTACTCTAAATGTTGCTTCATCGGTTAATGAATTGTAAGTATAATTTTCAAATGTGTATCCACTTTGTGTAATATACACTGGTGGTAACGCATAGATAGGGTTTACGTATAGCGCCGCTGGCCAATTTGTAATTATATCCTCAAGTGATACCCTTGTGAATTCCTTTAATGAACCAAACAATGAATAATACATCAAGTTTGATTTATCAAGATTTAAGAATACACCGTCATTGTTTCTTAAAAGGCTAAACGCACTTTCAAGAGTAAGGTCTAAATCTGTAAGTGTAACAAAATTTGAAAAACGATGGGTTACAAACCTTTTGTCCTTTTTAGGGTCAAAATTTGTTGTAACAGCAAAGTTACCCATTGTAAACAACGGGGTACCGCCATCACTAGCTAGTTGTACTCCAACTAAGTCTGGTGAAAAGTTTCTATACTCAATTTGGTCATTGTAGAATGTTTTTTGAGCATAACCAGCAACCTTTATCCTATTATTACTCATTTTTAAACTGTTGTTACCGTATTAAAATTCTTTGAAAAATCAATATTATTTCTCTGTTCTCTAACTTCAAATAATGGTTTACCACTAAACCTATCTTTAATCTCATACAAATCATATTGCTTGTAAATTTGATTATTAAAGTTGTAGATAGTGTAAATACCATCATCAAGAGACTTACTTTGGTTGCCAAACAATGCGTAAGCTAATGTCTCAGTATTATGCTCAACCATTTCAACTTCAACCATAATTGGATTAAAGAATGTGTTTGTTATTATAACATCTTGGTTTGGGTTTCCAATAAATGGAAACGTATTTGGTTGAACGTTTGAAGCCGAATTAGGTGAAACGGTACAAAAAACAAGTGTTGAGTTGTCATTAAATCGATATCTTATAGCCTTTTGATTCGAATTCGTAAGATTCTGGTTTACTGGTTCAGCCCTATTGTTTGATGTAACAACCCTAAAAATATTAGGTATTTTAGCATTTGGTAATGTTGGGTCTAAGAATTCTATTCTGTACCCAATCAAGCTGTTGTTTTCAAAACGGTTTAAAAAATCAGATGGAATTGTGGCCAAATCAAATAAAACACCCTTAATATCTGGATAGGCTGAAAGCACACCAACGTCAACAATTTTAGTTCTTATCTCAGCTGGCTTAATAATTATTGTATAAATTCCTTTAGCTGAAAATATGCTAACAGGTAATTTAAGGGTATACATTCCACCAAATAACTCAAAACCACTAATATTGGATTGTGTTCTATTTGGATTATTCAATTTGATTAAAAGGTCTGATGGATTCGATAATTTTATCAAATCTGTGCTTAATTTATCCCTAGATGGGGTGTAGGTATAAAATATTTCTACATCATCTGGTGATACATCAGCTGGTCTTACTATACCGTATGTTCCTGTTGCCATATTCCTTGTTTTTTTATTAAAAATAGCCCTTTTACTGACTCTTCGTATTTTAATACCAAATATGAAGAAAGTAAAAAGGTTTGTTAGTATTTTGTCACATTAAAATAATTCTTTCCATATCTCTGCAATTCCTCCAAGCTCCTAACCTCAGAAAGCTTTAAATGACGTTCAAATACGGGTGTTATCCCCCTATCTATAAATACATCACTTTTAACTTCTGGTTTTGAAATTATTCCAAATAAATATTCTTCTTTTGTTATCGCCGATAAACTAATATTTGTCTGGTTCCAACCTTGACTTCTATATGTCAAGGTTGTAATACCAGTTCCGCTAAAATCTTTAAACAATAACCCGTCTGTTTGGCCAGATTGGCCTATATTTTGGTCATTTTTATCTGATGAAAAAACATAAACCATTGGGTCCCCAATCATGGTTACCCTACTTACACCATCAACCGTAGCACCACTAAAATTGACATATATCTCAGATTCAACGTCGAAATTTTGGATATACTTCTCGTTATCCTTGTAGGTTTTAACGTCTTCAATTCTAGAATCTGTTTGTCCTGTAATGATACCCCCAATTGAGTAAAAATCTGAAATCGTAGCACCAACATATCTAGTATCCTTATCAATTGGTGTTATTGGTGGTGGTAAAATGCCAACCATAAATGGAAATGTAATACCACTAGCTTGTAATTTATTAATTAAGACCGTATAATTTACTGGTGTTGACTGACCACTAAAATCTGGAAGATAAATTATATCCGTAAACATACCCATATCATCAACATTTTGTGTTAACATAACGTTGACGTAAAAAGACGTTGCTGTTATTTGTCCATATGTTTGACTATAATCAGCCCTGTCTATGCTATCCTCTAATAATATCGTCCTTTTAATTAATTCCATTAGATTGCTTGAATTTGATATAAATTAACCGTCAAATCTTTTAAATTTGGGTTTGATGAATTTGAATAAGAAACATTTGTTGAGTATGTTGTATCCAGATTATAGTAAAACCCTGTTGTTGTCCTAAATAAATTGTATTTTGTATATTGTTTATAAATTAATTCATTAATTGGATATTGAGCGTTTTCTGTCATTAAGTTTGTTGATTTACCATTTTTGGCGTTGTTAAATGTTGCCTTCATGTACAAACTTTTTGGTGGTGTATTAATTGCAAACTCATCTTTATAATCATAAAGATGATAACCCTCAAAATAACCGCTTGTATTTGTTAACGGGTTTAATAATACAAGTGTAAGTGGTATTGTATTGGCTGGTTTTGGTTGACCAGCAACGTGTGTTGCTGTTGTTGTCGTATAATAATCGGATTTTGATAAATGTGCATAAATATCAATTTCTGTTACCAAGTTTTGTGTCATTGGGTTATCACTATCATAAAATGACAATGTTAAATAAGATTCTTTAAAGTAATTTTTTTGATATTTTATATCCGCATCATCAAAGCCAATCCCTGAATAATATGTTGGCTGCATCATTATACTATTACTATCTAAAAAATTAAGATTGTATGTTATACTACCAACACCAATGTTTATATCATATATTGGTATAAATCTTACCTTATCATAGTCTAAAATTGGATTTATTGCCCTTTGCTCTTCAATTTGGACGAATAATCTCTCAATTAACTCCCCGTTATCAACAATTTGGTATTGTATATTGACAGGAATGTTAATGGTTGTCGCTGATGTACCACTTAATTCGCTTGTTGATATTTCATATTTAGCATACATTCTCTGCAAAGTTTACTTTAACATTATTTGGCATCGCATTACCGATTGGGTCCATTGGGAATGTACCATAAAAGAGATTCCATTTATCAAACGGGTCTTGTCTTTTAACATCAAAAGAATAGTTTTGATATAGATAATGAGCACCATTTATAAATGGATAATCAACTGTTTCTGTGCTGACATTGGTTGTGCCAATATCAACCATATTTCTCCAAACATATCTACCATCCCCTAAATCTAACGCATATTTTGGTTTGTCTACGGTATTTTTATCACCTTGTTCAATATAAATAGAAAAATCTCTAATTCTCATTTGTTGATGTGCGGTATAAAAATACCCTTCTGGTCTTGGTCCCTGTGCTGTGGCATTACCAATTGTTTCTCTATTTAATGTATTAAATCGATGCGTTACAGGTGCTAATACAGTCTCGTTTAATGTCGCTTTATTGAATTCTACAACATCGCCGTAGAAAACATTGTTTATGATATTAACATCGGTTTCTAAGGGGATATATGACACTGGTACAGAAGTTGACCCAGTGACTGTATGAATTAACTGAATTACGGGTATATTCCTAAAATACGGATTTGTTATTGAATCCCTTATTTCTGAAATATCTGGGGCCTCAATACCTGAAGTTACCTTTGTAAAAATATTATTACTATCAGTTTTTATTATTGTCAAATATAACTCACTCAACGGTCTGTTTAAGTTATCGACCAAATTACTTACATCAATATCTTCATTAAACACAAATTGACTTATAGGGTCAACATATATGTTTTCAGAAAAAGCCAATTTGTAAATTTCATAATCATCCTCTTCAATAATATTAGAGGATTTGGTTTTTATCTTCTTAAACTTCCTAAAATAGTATTCGCATTCAAATCCCTTATATACTTTCTTCATCCTACTATCGCTATCTAACACAACCGCTGATGGTTCAATATCAATACAAAAATAATAATCTTTGTATTCACCATTATCAAGACCTAGTCTTTTTACGTCATAATCACCATCAAAAGTTGTTCCTGTGATTCTAACTGTGCTACCAGCAAGTACATTATGTTTTATTGGTACCCCTATCGCAGTCATTTCTTTACCCCCAACAAAAACTGATTTTTTACTTACCATTATTATACCACCATTAATCATATAGTTGGTTTTATCAGAATCGTATGGGTATGTAATTGTGAGGTCCCAGTTTTTAACTAATTTATTTGGTATATTGGTTGTGTCTGGTAAAAAAGAAAATCTTTCTCTTTTTGGTTCCATATCATAAAAATTACACAAACCGCTACCAGTCAAGACTGGGTCAAAATACCCGTACCAACCATCAATTTCCTTAAGGTGTTTTTTTATTGACTCAGCATATGTTAAATCTTTATCATTATCTAAAGTATCTGATAAAAATATTGGTGTCTTGAATGTTTCCCATGTGTCTGTACCAGTAATATTAAAAAGTACATTACTAATAAGCGGATTTATTTTTCCAACAATTCGATAAAAGGAGCATGATTGTCTTTCAGTATTAAATTGTACTGCAAGGTCAACAACTCTATTTAACTCACTTGGTGGTAACAATCTTTGGCTACTAACAAACTCTAAATTAAGGTACGTGTCAGTATTCACTGATTCTTTTGAATTAGTTGCTGTTAATCTATGTTTAACTCTTATATTCATTATCCTATTTCTATTTGACAGCCAATGTTATCATACACGTCAATTGTTACTGGTGTACTTACATTAAAATTTACATAATTCCAAACAACCAAATATGGGTCTGCGTTAGGTGTTTGACTTACTGGAAGCACCTCAACACCGTTAATTTGTGCCGTTATTGGTGCTTCTCCACCAACAACACTAAATGCCGTTGTTGACCCAGTAACTACATTGTATACTCGCATACCTTGTCTTATGTATATTATTGTTTCTGTTGTTTGTGGTGTTGGTTCACCTGAATCTGTAACTACTACCTTATAGTAACCACTACATAAATCATTTTGTATTGTATCACCACTTGTGCTTATTGTTACTATTGTATATGGTCCCGCTTGTGTTGTTGCTGAATATGTTGTAACAGAATATGGTGGTGTACCACCAATAACGTCAAATCCATATGAACCACTACAATCATTTGCACAAGCATTATATGATTCAATATTAGTTATTTGTAATGGCTGTGGTCCTCTTATTTCTATGGTTTTTGTACATTGATGGCCAGCATTATCGCTTGCTATAAATGTATAAACATCATCTTTGAATCCAACAGGAATTGTGTATCCAATTGGGTCAGTTGTGAATGTTAATGGTGGTGTATATAATGAGTTACTCGAATCATAAATTGATAATGTATATGGTAAGGTTCCATTCGTTATTGCTATAATTTCAATTACACCATCCGCAGAGGTCTGAGTTGACGGTGCGCCGCTAATTGAATATGAACAACTAAATCCTAATGGTTGGCCAACAGTTACTTCTTTAACAACTACTGTCCCAAGTGCGTCAATGGCTGTAATTTGATATGTCCCAGCTTCTAAACCAGTTATTATACCACCAGCTGGAAGAGTTGTGGTTGTAATTGGGCCAAGTGAATAGCTTACATCAACTCCAACCCAAGTATATGTAAATGGATATGTGCCACCTATAAAGGTAAACGAAATTGAGCCGTTTGACGCACCACTAACTGAAACATTTGTTGGTGTTGTATCAATGATAAAATCACCAGCTCTTTCTCTTGTACAATCTGTAAAGTATTTTGTTTTTAGTTTATCCAATGCTGTTTTACCTGGTATAATACCAAAATACATATAATATGAATTTTTTGTTTGGAAACTCATATCTTCACCATTTTCATATGGTGGTATCCAACCTCTAAATTCGTTATATGCATCACCATTTCTAATTGATAAGTCAACGCCTATCGATGTGCCTTGGTTAGGGTCTAATAAGTTATATGGTACTGTTGGTATCGCTTGTATGCTCGTACCACTTATGTTTAAAAGATAAAATGAGTCTCTCAGGTACCTATTTAAACTTGTAAGTGTATCGATTGGGTCAGATGAATCATAAATCTCATCAATATTAATTAAATCTATCTGTGTCAAACCAGTGTACTCAAGTAAATCGATACTAAGTTCACATTGTCTTCTAATGTTTCTAGCTTTGATTGCATCGTAATCAACACCTTTTGAACATCCGACGTTAAAGAAAACACCTTTGTAATTTATACCATTAGGTGGTGTAAAATCAAACATACCAGCCACAACTGATTGGTCATCTTGTGGAATGTCAGTATCATCTTCCTCTGAAAAAGTTTCAGCCAACAATGGTGGTAGCTTATAAGATGTATTTGTAAGGTAATTTACAATCTTTGGTAATCCTTGCCAATCACAATCAAAAACAGCACCTAGATTTACAATATCGGTTGCAAAAAGTTTTAATTGTGACCCATTTAATAACATTGGTGGGTAATAAAGGGTATTATCATGTTTAACCAATAAGCCATTTCTAAAGTTTACTCTAGTATCACTACTTCTTGTATTGTAAGTAGTGTCAACAATCTTACTATTTTTACATGAGTTATAACCAGTACCACCACTGTAATCATTACAATTTGTTTCGCAGAATTTTTCTCTACCTCTTCTTTTCTTCTTATACTTTAATAGATAATAGTACAATGTACCATTAATCCAATCATTAAAGAAATCTAATTCATACAAATCTAATTGCTCAGCTAACACCGCTGATACACAGTCTAGATAAGCATCTAATTTATCGGTATCGGTACATCCAATTGCATATTGACTCTCGTCCTCGTTAGGACATTTAAGTTTAATTAAAAACTTTCTTAAAAAACCAAATGGTCGTATACGTAAAATTTTAATTTTAATTAAAGCACATAAAAACCCATTAAAAAGTTGTACAATAAATCCAATGATTGAAAACAAAAAGCAAATAATTGTAAACAATATGTTTCCGCTTACATGTGCTCTATTATAAGGCATTGGTGACTTGTCGCCAACACAGCCATCGACGTTTTTAATACCAGTATGTGTTCTACGTTTATATGCTTTTGTTAATGAAAGCATATTTTTTTCAGTTCTAGGTATAAAGTTTCTTACACTATATATTTTGTTCCAATAAAAATCTCTAAACGTATTTTCAGTATCTTTTGTTGTTTTATCAAAACTAAAGTCAATATCTGATTTTGTTTTTGGGTTATGTGGTACAATGTATTTTCCTCTTGTCCTAAGTCTACCAACACCACCACCTTCATCCATACTAATTCTAAATCTAACTCTACTTCTAGTTGGGATACCTCTACTAGGGTCATCGGATGGGACTAAATTACCTTCTTCATCAGTAACGACATAATCTAAGTTCATGGGTATTTGATATGCCCATGCACCATTATCATCAATAAGCCTACCACCGTCAATATCATATTTTTCAATTTCCCCTTCAAGTGTTTTTCTAAGCATTTCAATGGTTCCAGCTCTTGGTACTTGTTCGTACATGAGTCCCATTCTCTTTCTTGGCCTACATCTTTTATTAATGCTATTTTTTCTACTATCACCAAAAATACTACCCATAAAGATAGCACATGGTCTGATATTGTAATTTAAGTCAATATCCAATCTATTTATCCCAATTACACAGTTATTAACGTCACCCCAAAATGGTTGTACGTTTACCCCGACATTGGTTGTTTTGATTTGAATTAGGGAATTTAGATTCTTGTCTGCTTTAAATTTTGTTGGGCTATAAAATAATCGTGATGGGGTTCCTTGTTCAATTAAATCATATGGTCTTTGTGACGCAATACCAATATCTGAAATATCAACATCAACATGTACTGTGTGAGAACCTAATGGAACACCAAATATCATAAAATCACCAGCATGATTTGTTGTTGTTGTAAATTTGTAGTACTTTTGATAAACCTCAAGCATTTCATCGTTATCTAACTGCTCACGCTTTGCTGGGAATGTTCCTACAATTGTATAACAATCATTATTTGAATCATTTTCTTTTGGTAAAAGGTTGTATCTCACCCCATTACTATCAACATCGGCCACATTTTCATAAGGATATATTGACCTGATTACAGGATTTTCTTTATCTTCAGCTGAAATAGGAATAAAAACTGAAACCTTTGCATTAGGTACACCAAAACCGTTGTTTATTATAACACGACCAGCAATGACACCATAATCAGCACAAAGATTTTCATATGCTTTATCTTGACTAATTTTTAATGAAAGGATTTCAATAAAATCAAAATCTTGGTCAAGTTTTACATTCAAATATTTGTCTGTTCCGTCAGGTGTTGTGCGTATCCTAATATTATTTGACATTATATTTATTTTATTAGTGTTATATCATCAGAGTCTTCAAGTTCATACTCATCTTCAGTTAAAAGTTCATCATAATCACTATCTTCTAAGTCATCATCACCATCATCATCGTCTTCGTCATTGTCATCCTCTTTCTTAAAAAGTTTTTTACCAATGTACAATCCAAGCGGAACAATATTAATCCCTTTCTCCATAAACACTGTTACAAATAAGGCATAAAATGTTGCTGGTATTACCAACGGAATAAAAATTGCGGATAAAAAAAGAAATGCAAAGATTTTGATTGTATAATCACGAATTTTCACTAAAATATTTATTCGTGATTCCGTGTTTTCTGGTTTAACCGTCTTTTCGTTTGTTCTAGTTTTTTTACAAGTGTTACAAGCCATAGTTTTTTATTGAAAGGTAGCGAAAAACATCAAAAAATAAAGGTTATTTAACCCTTACAATGATATCAACCGCTGGATATTTTATTTCAAACATGGTTGTTGGTTCACCGAAAAGTGTATATTCTTCAGAAGTATCAATTTCTCTTGTTGAGGCGTCAAAATAAGGCTGAGATATTTCATTAAGCGAATATCTACCACCGACCATATTATACACTCTCATATCAATAACGTTTAATACGCCAGCGACATTATTTATATTTTCAAGTAAATTTGAAAGATAAACGTTTTCACCCATGTCGAATTTATTAATGTTCATGTAATCACTAACACTCGTTATCACATTGCTAATGATTTGTGATTGTGGATACTTTTTGTCGATATAAACATCTATCTGGAATGATAAATTTACAATTTTAGCATCTGCAATCTCAACATAATCATTTAACATTCTATAGTCAGATAAATATGTTGCAATGTTCTCCTTAATAGCTGTTGTTGATGTATTGTTTAGTTTACCCTCAGAATCTAGACCCATGATGTAAACCTTAATTTTATTTTGTTCTTCAAAAACACCTGTTCTAAACGGAACCCCAAATCTACTTGGCATTAGTGCTATCCTAGACTGGTAATCTTTGATGGTTACAGCCCTATTTTGTGCTGCAAAGTTATATCTGACCAAATTTCTGATTTCTTCTACACTTGGGACATCTCTACCTCCCAGCGCTGGAATGGGGTTATTTACGCTTAATGACGCTTTTACTGCATTGTTTATTGTGGTATCCACACCATTTACAATTATGGTTGCAATACCAACACTATTTATTATACCTTGACCAAGATTTGTATCAGCACCACCACCAACTCTATACTTAACAAATAATGTTGTATTTGGTGATAATGTGGTTCCTAGTGAAAGGTTATTGATAAAATCACCAATTTGATTTACGATTGACGGATTAACATCAAAATCACAAAGTGAGCTAATATCTTGATTTCCACCGCCAAATATCATTCTCATAAACCCTAAATCAGTATATTCTGTAATAAATTTACGATTAACCTTAATATATTTACCTGGTCTAATTGATGGATTATCAGTGATTTTGTTAAAATCTTCAACAAAAACTTTATCTTCAGCCAAAGCATCAACTTCATACCACCTGTTGCTTTCCTCTAAAAACTGTGCATTTGTTGGGTCTGTTACAAAATTGGTTCCGTTAAGTGTAATAACAGATGTAACAGAAAGAACGTTATCGTCTGGTAATACAACCTCAAGAAACGGAACAACATCAGCTGGGGTAATAACCTTCTGGTAAATTTTTGTAAAGCCGTTTACAACCATTTCTCTTTTGGTGATGGTGTAATTTATCAAAACACCGTTTGTATTAAAGTTTGGAATTACTATTCTATTTGGAACCCCACCAACACTAAATGGTGATGAAAAATCTATATCGTAAATTGTTTCAAAAACCTTTCCAGCACCTGTAACTTGGGCCCCAGCTTGAATGATTGGTGCATACGACACGTCGAACGAGTCGCCTAAAACTGGAACGGTAACAGTAAAATCAACAATTGTAACAGATGGACGGCGACCTGGTATTTTTAAACCAAATGTTCTTGCCATTGATAAAATTGATGACCTTTCTTGTGCGTAGTCAATTTGGGTTTCTTGGAACATTCTATCGGTGTTAAACGATAACATATCGCCAACAGCGGCATTTAGTTCAAGAAGCATCATACCAACAGATGCGTCGTTAAAATCATTAAAGATATCTGGATAGTATTGTCTTACCATGTTGACCAAATCGGTCCTTATATCGGCAAAATTTCTACTAGTGTAATTAACTCTTTGTGCCATAATTATACATTTATTATTACAAAATCATTTATTTCAAAAACATCATCAGTTATCGCATAATCCATTCTAATTGTCGCTGCGTACTCGCTATCATCGCTTTGAGTTACTGTTAAATTTTTTACAATTAGGTTTGGTAGATACTTTTTAACTGACGTAGTAACCTCATCTTTAATAGCCTCTAAGGTCAAATCATGATTTGGTTCGAATATGTACCTTAATAAATCGGTACCAAAATTTGGATTATATAGTCTTTGACCCTTCCTGGTCAATAACAAATGCATCAAATCTGCTTTAATAGCTCTTTGGTCGTTATCGTTTAGGTTTAAAAAGAAACCCTTAGGGCTATCTTTAAAGGGGAAGTCAATATTTATGTATTTTCCAGCCATATTTTCGGTTTATTGATAAATATGGTAAGAAAACATTTTCACAAGTAAATGTATAAAAAAAGGGGTATCCCCTTTCCTTATTGATGCTTTGCAATTAATTTACACATTTCTATAAAATATTCAATATTTAAAACATTTTTCATTAAATTTATATCCTTATGAACAAACTGAACATTGCCTTTAATATATCCTTTGTTTGAATCAATTCTATCAACTGATGCTGTTGACTTACTTAATTCAAAGGTTGTACCATTTTTTGGGAATGTTAATTCTAAACCACTTAAAGCACAACGTTTATTTTGTTTTAAAAATAATTCCCACATATATTCAATATCAACATCAACCTCCTTTATTTTTCGATTACCTTTAGAACCATTTGCAGCTCTAATTATTTTATTATGAAACCAACCAGCACTTATTTCGCCAACACCTTGCCAATGTGGGGAATTTGAGCCAGATGGTGGTTTATAACAACCACAACTAGAAAATTTACTCCTAATAATTGAAGTTCCAGTTCTAACCGCAATATTACCACAATCGCATTTACATTTAAACTTTAAATGACCAGCTGGCGTTACATCGGCTTCTTCTATTACCATTAGATATCCAAATTTTTTACCTACTAAATCTAACTTTTTCATAACTTCGCATCTTATATTAACTTATAACTATAAATATTGTGAAATAACTAAAAAATAAAAAAGTGGAGAAATTCTCCACTTTTAATTATTTTATTTTTTCTAATTGACCCGTATCAATATCCACTAAACACGCACCCCCACTACATGCTAACTCACCAGTTAAATTAGTCATATCAGTCATTTCTATAACTTTCGTTAAGTCAATATCACTAATTGTTTCCATCATTTCTTCATAAGTTTTTTTCGTACAATCGGTAAAGGGGGCTTGGATATAAGACCCACCGTCATATGGTAATACTGAAATACCATTAAACTTCTCTCTATTATCCCACATCCATTTTCCAACCATTGGCCATTCATTTATCTTGTAAATAACGTTACCATCTTCATCTCTTCTTTCTTCCATTACTGGATTATTGTATGAGTCGAAGACAATTGCACCGTTTTCATCCAATTTAGATATCTTTTCAGCCTCTTTCTTGATGGAAACGGTAACTGAAACGTTGTGTGTATTTTGACCATCTCTGTGGCCACCTCTAACCCATTCTTTATTAAATTTACCAACTCTTTCCAATAAATTCATTGGAGATTCAAATCTAAAGATTGAACCTTCTGGGGCTTTAACAGGTAATGAAATAACCGCTTGGTCTTTTGGTCTGAAATATTCGTCCTCGATAAGTTCTGGGTGATAAATTGAAAGATATGTATAAATTGACTCATTCTTTCCGACACGAATACGACGAATATAATAATCGTTATGCCAAGCGTGAATACCAGATGCTGTTCCCAATACCAATGAGCTGGTACCTGAAGGTTTAACCGTTGTGCATCTAGCCGCTTTATTAATACCAATAAGTTTTGCAACCCTAGCATTTTCATCTTTAACAACCTTGGCCGCTGATTCAAGATTATATTTAAGAATTTCACCTGAACCAATACCTGTCATACCAACACCAATAAGTGCATCTTTTTCAGTTGTACGCTTCCAAACATCACGAAGATAATGGAAGTTGGTATAACCAGCTTGTAATGTTCCTATTAATGTAGCCGCTTTTGTTCTAGCTTCAAGGTCTTCTTGTGATTCAATATCGCTAACATTTACCTCACAAAGATTACAGAATTGGTAAGGTCTTAATCCAATCTCACAACATGGATTGGTACCCCAATCTTTGTCGTTTGAAAAATAAACACCTGGTTCACCAGCATTACTATCTTCAATTTTTTTCCAAAGCTGGAAAAATTTATCTTCAGTAATTTTATGTCTAAGAATTACAGCAGAGTTATTTGCTCTACCTCTTTGTGGGTTTAACTCCCACCAAGCACCTGTTTTGGCACTGAGCATTTCTTCATCATCCAATGAAAAAAGAGAAATCAAAGCTGCCCTACGAATACCACCAGTTAATACCGCATCAGCAATAAAACAAATAATATCATGGCACTCAATTGGTTCCAATTTTGAACCATCTTCTTTTGTGTCTAGTATTTTTTTAATATTATGAATACAGTCTTTAAGTGGTTGTGGGCCTGGGGCCTTACCACCACTAGTTACCAACAATGCACCTTTTGGTCTAATATCTGAATAGTCAAATTCTGGTGTTGACATACCCTCAAAATATGACCTCATTAAGGTTTTAATTGCGTCAGCCCACCCCTCAATTGAGTCACCAATTAAATAACGTCTGCTTCTTGTTGGGTTTGGTTTTCGAATTTCTGGTAACTCTTCAACATGATGTTTTTGTACTGAAAACCCTACACCAGTTCCACCCAAAAGGAGAAACATAACCTCACTAAATGCTCTCCAATCATCAATTGGTAAGTAAGCACAGTTGTAGATTCTATTAGGTGATATTTCGATAGGTTTTCCACCAAATTGTAATGACCTCATTGAGGGCAATACTTTTTTATCGTATACATATTTATAAGCCTCTTCTATTTCATCAGCAATATGCGGGTATTTCTTCTGGTGCATTACTTTATTTCTTGTTACCAGCTCTTCCCATGTTTCTCTTCGTTTTAATTCGGGTATATACTTCGCATATTTCATATGCACGGTAATGTCCGATAAAATTTTAGTAGATAAATCCATTTTTATTATTCTTTTTTTGTTTTAGTTATTAATCATTTACAACATCTGGTTCATTTTCGTTACCAGTGTCTAACACCCTTTTTCTTTGTTGGATAGATGTTAACACATGGGCTACTCGTTTAACATCATCCCTTTCTTTGTCTTTCTTGTATTCACTCTGGGTTCTTGCTACTATATTTTCGGACATATCAATTTGAATTCTTGCGTTGTCAAATCTAATATCTTGCAATACGATACCATCTTTACCAAATCTTGATTTAAGAATCGCCATATTGGCTGTTCCGTTTTCTTTTTGGTCGAGAGATTTCGCAATTGATACAACGAAGTGTCCAATCTGTCCCTTTTTAATAGACCCACCCATTTGGTCTGATTCTACAACCTCAGCTTTGATTGAACTTCTGTTACCTTGAACAGCAGTCCAGCCAGCGATGTCAAATTCAGCCAATAGGGTTTCATATTGTCTCATTACATTTCCTTCACCAGCGTAAACGTCATCAAATTTCTTAGATGGTTGTACGCAATCAATGTAATCAAGCAAAACGACGTCTGGTCTAAAACCCTGTGCAATCAACTTTCTTATGTACTGCTTAATCATAGGAATAGTTGTACCATCACTAGGAAACTTCTTTAATTTAAGTTGTCCCTTTCCATTTTTCTTTGTTTCAACAAGTTCCTTTAATTCGTCCTTATGTAAGGATAAGCTATTTAGGTCATAACCAGACCAACAAGCCAAGTGTTTTCTTTGGATAACTTTTACGTTGTCTTCGAAGAAGATTTGAAGTACGTTATACCCTAGATTTACAGCAGTGTTTGCAATTTTTGTTATCATTGTTGTTTTACCAACGCCGAATGGTGCCAATATAATGGCCAGTTCACTTTTGGATAACCCGCCATCCATGATTTCATCCAAACCCTTGATTCCTGTTGGAATTGGTTTTCTGAAATCGTCTGCAAGGACGGCATCAATGTTATCCAATACATTAACACCGTTATCTTTGTATTCGCCATGTTCAAGAGCCTTTTTAAGGATAACTTCACACTCATCATATCTATCGATATCACCTCTATCAATGATGGTTTGAATTTCTTTAATCGACTTCTTGAGTTCTTGTTGTTTACAAAAACGTAGCGCCTTTTCTTGTACTGAAAGGCTATCATTAAGGTTTGCTTCCTTAATAAGTTTTAACTGTGCTAACGTATATCGTTTATCAAAGTCATCCTTCACCCCATCTAACATCCTGAACTCCAAGCTTCCCATATCTGGGATTACATTGTGTTCTTGGTATGCTTCCTTAATAGTTGAGACCATTAGCTTAAGTGCTTGGTCCTCAAAATAGTTAGGGTCTATTATATCTACAATTGACTCCGCAAAGCGGTTGTCAACAAGTAGTTGTGCTACTAATCTAAGCTGAAAATCCCCGCCTAGATAACCAAAATTATCTCTGTTGATTTTAGATGACATTAAATTCTTTTTTTTAACTCTGATTCTAATAAATATCCTTAAAGAGCCACATCAACATATTTTGTTGTATATTTTTTTTGGCTTAATACGTTCTTTATTTCGGATATTATAGAAGGTATTATTTCTTTGATATCTACTTGATATCTGACTTGTGGTGGAAAGAAATTACCTGAAAACGTACTTTGTGCTACTGTCATTTTGTCAACTTTAATTTCAAAATCAAACATGTCTTCTTTTTCAAAGTTGTTTTTAACCGTAGCATCATTTTTTGGGTAATAAGGGTTATAATTCTTCCACAGATAATCTACTGCTTTAGCCTTAAGGTGCGCTGGTATCATACCCATGCTGCCAAATTGGCCATTATTCATCCCAACTAGATTATCCATTAACTGTTTTAAGTCCAATGAATTTAAAGATTTTTCGTTGTAGTCTTTGATGCTGAAATATCTTTGACAAATAATGTGTCCGTTAATGTATAGTACAAATTCAAATCTTTGTTCTTCAATTTTCTTGTTCATATAGGTTGGTTTTTTCAGTGTTTTGTTCACGTTCTATTAATCTTTTGAACGGAATCAGGTACTCTGTGGACCTTTCTTTGCCAATACTTCTCTCAAGGCCGTCAATTTTCATTAATGAGAGAACGTTTTTAATTCCACGATTGGCTGGGTCAAATCGGCCATAAATTAGTGTATCTAAATCTTCGATAGCGCTTTCCGTCATCAACGGATTTTTTAAATCAACCAATGCTGTGTTGATTTCATAAAGTTTTTCGCCTTGTATACCATCTGTAACACTGTCAATTATGTTTTGCAGAGTTTTTAATGGAGCTTTCTTTTGTTCAATTCTTTGTTTTTGTAGTTCTTTGGCTTTTTCAATAAGCTCGTTTAGTGTTACCCTCCTTTCTTTTAATTCTGGAAATAAACCAATTAGTGTCGTTTCTTTTACACCCTTAACTCCTTTTATTGAGTCTGAATTATCACCAGTGATGATTTTTATTAGTCCAGCGTTGCTATAATGGTGCTGGAAGTAGTTAGTATAATTTTCAGTATCGACGTATGTTTTTAAGTCACAAAAGTATATGCGAATACCTTCAGAGATTAGTTGACACATATCTCTGTCAGTTGTACAAATTGTTATTTGTTCATTTTCCTTCTTATTTAAGCAATAATAAGCAATGAAATCATCACTTTCAACAACCTCATGTTGAAGTTGTCGGATGAATAGCTCTTCTAGATAATTCCAAATCATTTTCTTCTGAAGAATCTCAGAAGGTTCTACTGGTTGCGTACCGTTCTCATAGTCTTTACCACGTCCGCTTTTGTAGTCTTTGTATATTTGATATCGCAGTTTTCCGCTAAACTTACCATCCCAAAAAACATAAACCCTATGATAAAGGTTTTCATTTAAAAGTTTTCTTAATACGGTAAGAAATTGATACACACCACCGATATGTTCACCTCGGTGATTATATTCACCCTTGGCCCCGAAAAACCCTATTTTAAATAAGGCATTCCCGTCGACCAAGAGTGTATTTATAATTTGTTTTCGTTCACCAGTTTTTGGCGGTCTTTTGTTCAATGTTATTCATTTAAAAACGTTAAAAACAATTGTTTACGACATGCTGTCCTCTACTGATAATGACGTAACTTCTTCTGTCGTAACATTAATGTCAGCATCATTATCAAAATCAATATTTGTGTACGTTTTTGTCAATTGTTCAAGAATATATGGTTTGTATTTTTTCTTATACTCATCAATCTTGTCTGGGTTCCAATAACCATGTGAGGTTGACATAATCTTACCCATCTGCTCAATACCAGTAACTTGGTTCTTTTCGCATCTAACATCAGCTGCTACACCAAATTGATACTTGTACTTAACACCTTTATCGGTTACTTCGGCGTTCATCTTTTTAGTACCATGTGTTAAAATACCACCAAAGTGTAAGATTATTCTAGCCCCAAAGAAAAAGGCTTCACCACCCTTGTGTTTGATTACAACGTTCATGTTGTCAAACCAGATTTTTTGAACAGCAAAGAATGTGTTTGTATATGGGCAATCTTCTCTTTGTGTGTCTGGTATTCTAAAATTAAGAATTGATTTGAAACTAGACTCTAATGCGCCAGCGTTCCACATATTATTCTTGCTCTTAGACTTAACACTTCTGAAACAATCTAATGAACCGATTGAATCCCAGAAGAACGCAACACTACGGTCAAGATTACCAGCTTCTTGGTCATCCATAATTTCATCCATAAAACGTGCTATATCTTCAATTACAGGTTGATTTCTAACTGGCTCGGACTTTGATTTTGCTTCATCATAATCCCAATGACTATACATATCTAACAACATTCTGTTGCTAACATAAATAAAGTCACCTTCGTAACTAATTTCGCCAGTTTCTTTATCAACAACTTCATTAAATTGCATTCCAATGTTTCTAGCATGTTCCCATTGGAAGTTGTTTTCGGTATCAAAAATTACTGGTAAGTCTCCAATCTTTTGTGCACCAACAATGGCTTCATATATACCAGTTGATTTACCTGTATTTGAATACCCTCTTGTGAGGGATGTATATCCACGTGGAACACCTGGTATTCCTAACGCTTCTTGGAATGCTTCTGAAAGCGGTATCCAAGATAATTCTTTATTCTTAATTTTTCTTGTAAGGCCCTTTGATTCTTTATATTTTTGTATATCAAATGTCTTCTTCTCTAAAATTTTTTTTGGTTTTGTAGGCATAAAATTCCTTTAACATAGGATGTTATTAGGTATAATAGAATATGGGCAGCTTGCACTGCCCATATCTATAAGGGCTTATTAGAATGGAAGGTCATCTTCCGCATCATCATCAGCAGCAACTGGTGCTGTCTGAGGTGCGGCATTAGATGCTGTAACACCCGCCTTTACGTTTTGTACGCCAAGTGTTAACTCTTCGTCTAAGTTATCGCTTTCTTCGTTTTCAGTTAAAGAAGCTTTATCAATCCACTTCTTTGCTTCTTTGTCCCATGTTGGAACACCACCCTTAACTACAATTTCAAGGTAGTCGTATGGTTTAATACTGTAAACATCTTGCCATGTTCTTTCATCTGATAACCATTCTTTTGCCAAATCAGCATCTTCGCTCAATGGGCTTGGGTCAACATGTGAAATACTTTGAACAACAGGACGATTGTTTTGGTCCCTTGCAATCATAACTAAGAGGTCACGACCAGTTTCAGCATCTGTGATGTCTTTATTTACCGCTTGCAATACACCGTAAATTTTATCTAGTGTACCTGTCTTACGGTAGTCGTGATTAAAACGCCAGAATTTAGGACCATCGGCCTCGTTATCTCTATCGATAACTTTTACAACGTACATTTTCTTTGCGCTGTACTTCTTTGCCAATTCTTTGTCAGATTCTTTACCCGTAGCAATAAGTGCCTCACGTGCTTCGCAGAAAGGACAATCTTCACCCTTTTCGTGCTTTAAGCAAACGAAAGTTTTCCATTCACCTTCAACTTGGTATTTGTGACCGTGAATTTCAACAAATGGGGAAGAGCCGTCTTTAGTTGGGAGAATTCTAATGCGTCTTGTTGCAGACTTTTCTTTTTCTTTTAAGAACGTAGTGAAATAGTTCTTTAAATCATAGGTTTTTTCAGTTTTAGTATAAGATGTTGTGTTGTTCTCATACTGTTTTAGCATTGCTGCTAGGATGTTTGTGTTACTCATAATTAATAAATGTTTGTTTAAATATGTAGATTGTTATTTTACTCGGATTTTATAAATATACTAAAAAAACGCAGCTAAGTCAAGTACCAAATGGATATTTTTTTCGGATAGCGGTTCGTTCATAGTTATACAAATATACCAAAAAAAGTAGGTAAATGCAAATGAAAGCAATAAAATTTTTGAAATAAAAAAAGGGACGCTAGCTGCGTCCCTGGTATTTTTAGATGTCTTCTTCTTCGTAATCTGGTATATTAAAACTGTCCTTTACTGACGTATCCGTGTAGGAATCAACATCATCCTTTGTAAGGACATATTCTTTTGGTTTTTGTTCAGTTTCATAACCATCAATATCTTTGAAATAATCTGATAATTTTATATTATACGGAAAAGAATCCATAGCCCTCATTTCAAGTTTTTCTACTGGGGTTGGGTTTCTTTTAATTATTTCTTTTTCTAATGATTCGATTTTATCTGATATCGCACCCATGCTTGAAATTCTCTGCTCTAACTCGCTAAACTTAGCCAAGATTTGGTCAGTTTTTTGATTTGCCATCTGAGCCGATTCTTTTGCTTCGTCACTAGCTTGAACCAATTGTGTTACGTCAACTTCTACTTCGTCTTCAGCTGGCATCTCACCACCCATATCATCGGCTGGCATTTCAGCACCCATGTCATCACCGCCAAATAAATTATCATCTTCTGGTGCTGCATCGGCCCCTTGAGCTGGAGGGGTTTGATTATTAGCAGCTGGCGCTGGTTGTGCTGGTGGGTTTTGGTTATTAGCTGGCGCTTGTTGTGTTGCAGCATCTGGAGCTGCGCCACCACCAGTATTAGCCGCTGTTTTTGAGTCATCAGCAGGGTCCTCGTCAACTTCTTCTAAATCTGTACCTAAAATAAGATTGTCCTCTTCTGGTTCAGTATCTTCTCGGTAAAAACTATACTCAGATATCATCTTGAACCTTTTGATTTCTTCTTTTAAAAGTTCTGGATTAAATTTCTTTTTTGCCATATTAAATTAATAATTGTCTACCGTCTTCGACGATTATTTTCTTATTTACTCTTTCGATAATACTTTTATCGTTTTTTATAACGCATACACCTGAGCTACAATCCATTTCTTCATTTTCTTGCTGTGGTTGTTGTTCTTGACCCAAGAAGCTATCTAAAGCTGATTTAAGGTCTTTTTCATTCTTTTCGTTATTCATAAAAAATATATTTAGATACCTATAAATATCTACATTTGACTAAAAAATCCGTTTTATAT